GACATCCCAGTACTTGATCGACCCCGCTGGAGAGGCAACAAACCTCTTTAACGGTCAAGTCGTTCATATCGGTGCTGATGGTTACATCGCACTATCAACTGCAACAGGTGCCGACGGTACTACAAACGCATTACCAACAGGAACAACCTTAACTGGTTCTCTTGGTGTGTTTGTAGGGTGTGAGTACGAGAATGACCTTGGTCAAACTGTATACTCACAGTATTACCCGTCTGGTGCAGTAAACGCGAAAGCATTGGTTGTAGACGATCCAAACGTACTATTCCAAGTACAAGCAGACGGCGCTATGGACCAGTCTGATATAGGTGCGAACACTTTCTTCGCAGCTGCTCAGTCTACATCTACTGGCAACACTGCTACTGGTAACTCTACAAGTGCCGTTGACGCGACAACTAAGACTACCACCGCCGCCTTCCGTATCGTGGCCGCTGTATCACCTATTGGTGATGCGTTCCCTGATCTTTTGGTTAAACTCAACCCCGGCTACAGCAGCATGACTAACGCTGTTGGCTTGTAAGGAGGGATAACACATGGCTATATCACGCGCACAGGCGCTTAAAGAGCTCTTACCCGGACTTAATGCCTTATTTGGACTTGAGTACGATAAATACGAAAACGAACATGCAGACATCTATGAGACAGAAAATTCAGAGCGTAGCTTTGAAGAAGAAGTTAAATTGTCTGGTTTCGGTGCAGCACCAACAAAGGCTGAAGGTTCATCTATTGCGTACGATAATGCGCAAGAGGCGTTCACAGCTCGCTACACACACGAGACCATCGCTATGGGTTTCGCCATCACTGAAGAAGCGATGGAAGATAACTTGTACGATTCTTTGTCTTCACGTTACACAAAAGCTCTAGCTCGCGCTATGGCATACACTAAGCAGGTTAAAGCTGCCTCATTGCTCAACACGGGCTTTGACACTTTCCAGTCTGGTGATGGTGTAACATTGTTCAACACTGCACACCCAACAGTTGGTGGCGGTACAAACTCTAACCGTCCAGCGGTTAGTGCTGACCTTAACGAGACTTCGCTTGAACAAGCGATTATCGACATTGGTGGATACACAGACGAACGTGGCTTACTTATCGCAGCTCGCGCTAGAAAGCTAATCATTCCGTCTGCGTTACAGTTCGTAGCAACTCGTTTGTTGGAAACAACTTTACGTGTAGGTACAGCTGATAATGATATCAATGCACTCAGCTCTAACGGTGCAGTTCCTGAAGGATATGGCGTAAACCATTATCTTACAGACGCTGACGCTTGGTTCCTGACTACAGACATCCCTAACGGTATGAAGCACTTCGTACGTTCTGCGATGGCTACAGGAATGGATGGTGACTTCGATACTGGCAACGTGCGCTACAAAGCGCGTGAGCGTTACAGCTTCGGTGTTTCTGATCCATTAGGTATCTACGGATCACAAGGCGCGTAAGCTCCTAATACTTAAATTTAGAGGGCTCCACTTCGGTGGGGCTTTCTTTTTGTTTAAAGGTGTTGTATGATCCAGTTAACGGGTACAACATTAGCTTTGTAGACAGGTCTATATACCCACCTGACGTTGCATAGACTACAAGGCAAATCCTTATGCAAAGGGTACTAAAATGGCATCGACTACATTTTCAGGTCCAGTAACTTCAACTGCTGGCTTTATTGGCGACATCGTCGTCCCAACTTACACCGTAGCAAACGCACCTTCAGCTTCAGCCGCTGGCGCAGGCACTGTTGTATTTGTTTCAAATGGCGCAGCGGGTTCTGCAATATTAGCTTTCTCTGACGGAACAAACTGGAAGCGTTCTGACACAGGCGGCACAATAGCAGCATCATAAGGGGGTAGCTAATGAGTAGATTTGCACCTCCATCCGAAGAAGAACTAGCAGCCCGAGGAATTGGTACTGTTAAAGTTCGAGCACGAAAAAAAGATGGCACTCTTCAAGCAGATGACCCTTCTACACCTGATGTAAATGAGGCGTGGGAAGAAAAACCTGTTAAGAAACGTGGCCGTCCTGCAAAGAAAAAGGACTAGATTATGGCTGGTCAAGAAGTACGAGCTTATAACTTTGCGGTAGGCGATAGCGCCGCACTTGTAGGCCCATCACGCGGTAGACTGCAGGGAGTTCTAGTGAACGCCGCATCTGCTGCTGCTTTTACTATTCGTAGTGGGTCAGCTACTGGCCCTATTTTACTACAGTTAACCCTACCTGTTGGTTGGAATGACGTATATATTCCGAATGACGGTATTTTAGCTGACAACGGTTGTTTTGTTTCTGCCTTTACGGGTTCAGGAAATAAAATGACATTACTTATAGAGTAATATGGCTGTTAAGAAAAAAGGCACAATGAAAGGCCACACCATAAAAGGTGGTCAGAAACGCCCAACTAAATCTGGTGCGGGCATGACTAAAAAAGGTGTGGCTAAGTATCGTCGGGATAACCCCGGCTCTAAACTAAAGACCGCCGTTACTGGCAAGGTTAAGAAGGGAAGTGCGGCAGCTAAACGACGTAAGTCCTATTGTGCACGTTCCGCGGGACAGATGAAACAGTTCCCTAAAGCGGCTAAGAACCCTAACAGTAGATTGCGGCAAGCTAGAAAAAGGTGGAAATGCTGATATGATGGGACGTAGTTCTATGGGAAGACAACTTACAGGAAACCGTGTTAAAAAAACAGTACCCCGTAAACCTGTAGCGGCTATGGCCAAGGGTGGTAAGGCCAAGAGTCGTGTGAACGAGGCTGGTAATTACACTAAACCTACAATGCGTAAGGCGTTATTCAACAAGATTAAGGCTGGTGGTAAAGGTGGTAAACCCGGACAGTGGTCTGCGCGTAAAGCCCAGATGCTTGCAAAACAGTATAAAGCTAAAGGTGGAGGTTATAGGAAATGAAGGGCGTAAAGCACTATAAGAGAGATGGAACTCTTCACACAGGGGGTACGCACAAGATGCCTAACGGTTCGTTGCACTCAGGTAAAACTCATGGCAAGACGAGCGTAAAGCTGGTACATTACAAAGATTTGAGTAAGAAAGCGAAGGCTAAAGCCGATGGCAAAAGCAAAAAGTCAAAAAAGTCTTAGCAAATGGACTAAGCAGAAATGGCGTACAAAGTCTGGTAAGCCATCGACGCAAGGGAAAAAGGCTACAGGTGAGCGGTATCTACCCGCTAAAGCTATAAAGGCTTTGTCATCTAAAGAATACGCTGCTACTACCAAGGCTAAACGAGCGGCTACTAAAAAAGGTAAACAGGTTTCTAAACAACCTAAAAAGATAGCCAAGAAGACGGCGAAGTATAGAAAGACTTAGATCATGGCAGTTGTTGTACCAGAGCTAAATGAATTATTTGAAGAGGCGTACGAACGTGCGGGACTTGAAATGCGTTCGGGGTATGACTTAAAAACCGCCCGTAGAAGCCTTAATATTATGACGCTAGAGTGGCAGAACCGTGGTTTGAACCTATTTACCATAGAGGCTGGAAGTATACCTCTGGTTGCGGGTACAGCTACTTATACACTGCCTTCCGATACTATTGACCTAATAGAACATCAACTTCGCACTGACGAAGGTACGACACAACAACTTGATGCGTATATCCAACGCATGAGTGTGTCTACATACTCACAGCAAGGGAATAAAAATACTCAAGGGCGTCCGTCTCAAATATACGTACAGCGCAATGCTACAGACGTGCAAGTTACCCTTTGGCCTGTACCGAATGATGCTACGACATATAAGTTGGCTTACTACCGCCTCAAAGGTATAGATGGGCTGGCAAGCGGTGTTGGAGGAGCTACTACTTCTATACCACCACGTTTTATTCCCGCTCTTGTGTCTGGGCTAGCGTACTACATAGCTATGAAAAAACCCGAAGTCGCAGAAAGAGTTGGCCCTTTAAAACAAGAGTACGAAGAGCAATTCCTTAGAGCTGCAGACCAAGATCAAGACAGGTCTACCTTTCGTATGGTGCCGTTTAGAGGAGCTATGTAATGCCCGGATATGCTAGTGGTAAACACGCATACGGTATATGTGACCGGACTGGGTTTCGCTACAAGCTGGAAGACCTTATATACGAGGTTCAACATGGAGTACGTACAGGGTTACGTGTTGGCAAGGATGTGCTTGATCCTGACCAACCACAGAACTTTCTTGGGGACGTTAATTCAACAGACCCGCAATCTTTACTTAACCCACGCCCAGATGTTAATCCGGGAAGAGGTTTATTTGGCTGGAATCCTATTTGGAACCCGGCTCAATATATGGTAGGCTCTGTAGGAAGCGTTACCATAGCAACAACAGATGGAGACTAATATGCAGACCCCTAAGCTAAGACCAAAAAACTTAAAAAAGAAAAAGAAGAAGGGTGGCGCACCTGCGAACTCTTCAATGCCTAAACCACGCCCAGCAGGTTTGGGTGCTACTAAAAAAGAAATGGAAGCAATGGACCGTGGTTTCCGTATTCAAGAGATGGAAGGCCGCGATAGGGAAGCTATGAAGAAGGGTTCGGGCGGCAAGCTGAATATGGTTAAGAATAAAAAAGGGGAGATGGTTCCTGATTATGCTGCTGATGGCGTTGGCAAAATGGCTTACGGCGGTAAAGTTAAGAAAATGAACTACGGCGGCAAAGCCAAAGTCAAGAAGATGAGAGACGGCGGCATGTGCCGTGGTATGGGTGCGGCTACTCGTGGTGGCGGCTATAAGATGGGGTAAGTTCTGATGAACTACACAGAGCTGGTTGCAGCGATAAAAGATTATACACAGAATGAGGAGACGAGCTTCGTCTCTAACATTCCTACGTTCGTTAGGCAGTCAGAAGAACGTCTTAACCGATCTATTATGGTACCTGAGCTACGTAAAAATGTTACGGCACTTACTTCTAATGGCGGTGTATACTTAGGCCGACCAGATGATTTTATATCTGTGTTCTCTATAGCTGTAGTAGATTCATCTGGAGATTATTCGTTTCTTATAGATAAAGACGTTAACTTTATTCGTGAAGCCTATCCTGCAGCAAGCACTTCTGGCCTACCTAAGTACTACGCGCAGTTTGACGGGGACTTTAATGGTGAGCAGGGTAACTTTATTCTTGGCCCAACACCTGACGATACCTACACAGTTGAGTTACATTACTACTACGATCCGGCTTCAATCGTTACCGCAGGAACATCTTGGTACGGTGACAACGCCGAATCTGCTTTACTTTATGGTTCTTTGATTGAGGCATACACATACATGAAGGGTGAGGCCGACCTCATCCAATTATATACTACTCGTTACGACGAAGCTCTTGGACAGCTTACCGGGGTTCAAATACGTAGCTCGACAGACGAGTACAGAGATGGGAGACTTTGATGCAAGTTGAAATGGATTTTGGCTTTGACGCCATAAAAGTACACACCGCTAACAACGGAGGGCATAGCCCCGATGCTGTAGCGGAAATGTGTGTAGACAAGCTAATGAGCGTGTCTACTTCTGCCCCGCCCGAGATACGATTGCAAGCAGAAGCGTATAAATCGCAGATGTTGCAAATTATCGCGCATTATATTAAAGTAGCGGTTAAGGAAGACCGCGCAACAACATGCGTAAAACTACAAGAGGCTGGGTTTCCTGACCTCGCAACCCAACTTAGGAGACTTTAAATGGCCTTTAATGGTAACTTCATGTGTACATCGTTCAAGAAAGAACTGCTTCAAGGTACACACAACTTCACCGCCTCTTCAGGTAATACATTCAAACTTGCTCTGTATACTAACAGCGCATCGTTCACTGCGGCGACTACTGCGTACACTTCTAGTAACGAAGTAAGTAACTCAGGTAGCTATGCTGCTGGAGGGGGCGCACTTACAAACGTGACACCTACTTCTTCAGGCACGACAGCGTTGACAGACTTCGCTGATCTTGAGTTTACATCTGCTACGATTACAGCACGAGGTGCGTTGATTTATAACGATAGCGTTGCGGGCGACCCAACAGTTGCAGTTCTGGACTTCGGTGCGGACAAAACTTCGACTACTGGTACGTTTACTATTCAGTTCCCAACAGCAGATGCTACGAACGCTATTATTCGTATCGCTTAAAATAATAGGAGTAGCCCTATGGCCTTAATTGTCGCTGATCGCGTACAAGAAACCACTAACACTACGGGTACAGGGGCTTATACTCTGGGAGGCGCGGTTCCGGGCTTCCAAACATTTGCTTCCGAGGTATCTAACGCTGACACTGTCTACTACTCGATAACGGATAATGTAAACTTTGAGGTTGGCCTTGGAACTTACTCATCTAGTGGGGGTACTATTGCCCGCACAACGGTGCTTTCGTCTTCTAACTCCAACAACGCTGTCAACTGGGGTATAGGGACAAAAAATATATTCCTTACGTACCCTGCCGATAAGGCTGTAATCGAGGACGCAAGTAACAATGTAACTATCGGCAACAACTTAGTTGTGGGTGGTACAGTTGATGGACGTGATGTAGCTACTGATGGAACTAAGCTAGATACAGTTGAAACAAACGCTGATGTAACAGACACGGCTAATGTGACTTCTGCTGGCGCGGCTATGAAGGCTAATAATCTATCAGATTTACCTAACAAAGCTACAGCCCGTACCAATCTAGGTGTGGCTATCGGGTCTAACGTACAGGCTTATTCTAGTGTCCTACAAAACACCACGGCGTCTTTTTTAACTGCGGACGAAGCTAAAGTAGACTTTATTACGGTTACACAGGCGGTTGATCTTGACCAAATGGAGACCGATATTGCCTCGCTTGAAAATGGTATGGTCTATAAAGGTGACTGGAACGCGGGTTCAGGTAGTTTCCCCGGTGGCGGCGCTGCTCAAACGGGCTGGTTCTATTACGTTTCAGGGGCGGGCACTGTCAACGGCATATCGTTTGCAGTAGGAGACAACATCGTTGCTACGACAGACAATGCGTCTACTTCTACTTACGCAAGTAATTGGTCGAAACACGATCAGACAGATGCTGTTCAAGCCGTTGTAGGTTTAACTGGGTCTGTATCAAAAAGTGGCTTGTTATCCGCACTAAACGTAGAAGACGGTGCAGACGTAACAGACACGGCTAACGTTACTTCTGCCGGAGCTTTGATGCGATCCGGTGGCGCAATGACCGGAGACATAGACGGCGCTGGCAACAAAATGCTGTTTGCTAACGTATATTCAAATACAGGCGATCTACCAAGCGCTTCTACATATCACGGTATGTTTGCTCATGTTCATGGCACAGGTAAAGGTTACTTTGCTCATGCAGGTGCATGGGTTCCTTTAGCTAACGAGACAGCAACACTGGCGCTATCTGGTGGAGCTATGACAGGTGCGATTACTACTAACAGCACTTTCGATGGTAGAGACGTAGCAACAGATGGTACAAAGCTCGATGGTATAGAAGCAGGTGCTACAGCAGATCAAACAAATGCAGAAATACGAGCGGCGGTAGAAGCAGCTACAGACTCGAATGTGTTTACTGATGCTGACCACACCAAGCTAAATGGTATAGAAGCAAGCGCGGACGTAACAGACACAGCTAACGTCACCGCCGCAGGAGCCTTGATGGATTCTGAGGTTGACGCTGATATTAAGACTTTTTCATTACCCGCTAATACAACTATCAGTGCATTTGGTAAAACATTGGTTGATGATGCTAGTGCTTCTGCAGCTAGAACAACACTAGG